CTAACGTCTGTTATTTTCCTGCTCCGCAAGAAACCTCAGATATTTCACATGCTCCAGAGCCTTCTTTTTATCTTCCTCGCTCAGCTTATTCAACTCGTTGAAGAACAAGTTTTCAAATTCGGAAAGTGGCTTTTCTTTTTTGAGAGAAGGCGATTGATCGTCGGTACGATCGAGGAGGTAGTCGACAGAGACTCCGAAAAAGTCCGCAATTTTTTCCAAGCGTTCTCTTCTAGGAAGCCTTTCCTTTTCGCCTTGATCAGGTTTCTCATAATGGGTGATGGAGGAACGAGGTATACCCAATGTATCAGCAAAAGCTTCTTGTGATAAACCGCGTGATTCTCTTAGTTCTTTTAATCTTTCCGGGAAGCCCATTCCTTTCACCTCTTTCAAGGAAATAATACCAAAGAATGTTCGTTAAAAAAACAGTGCGTTATTCGAACAAAAAAAATTTGACAAGTGCGATAAACGAACGTATGATAATAAACAGGATGTGCGAATAACGAACAAAAAGGGGTGATTTGATTGAAACATATTAAAACAAGATCTTCATTGATTAAGGCTCGTAAGGATAAAAAGATGACTCAACAAGAAGTTGCAGATGCCGTAGGTATCAATCGTGCGTTCCTAGCTAACATTGAACGTGGCGAGCATACTCCTTCACTAGAAGTAGCTCGTAAAATCGCATTGGTTCTTGAAAGTGATATGGAAACTCTTTTTTTTAATCAGGACGTTCGAAAAACGAACATAGCATGAATGGAGGCTAACCATGATCAAACCACCTAAAGGCATCGAATTCCGGCGTGAGTTTTACCCAGATATGAAACGCATGGTTCACGCTCTGAAGGTTCTGTTGGAATCAAAACCTTCCGAACGAAAGCCAGATGCAGCTGATGACTTAAAGCCAGCTGCAGTTAAAGAAGAGTCAGCTTAAGGTCTCATTAAAACAAAACCCCCGGTATATGACCGAGGGAGCAAGGAAGATGAGCACAGTCTTATCGTACCTGGAAAACTTCATAAAGGAGAGGGGAACAAATGGGGAACAGAAATGAACCAATCTCAATTTATTCTCGGTCACGGATATCAGACATCTGTGAATATGCATACATCCATCAACGGACAGGGGAACAGTTGACGCACGAAACGCTTGGGAAGAAACTTGGTCGATCAGCTCGTTGGGTCTCGGATGTCATTAACGGCCGAGCAACACCGATGAGAGAAGATGCAGAAGCATTCGTACTTATTTGCGGTAATCACCGAGCAATTCGAATGTTGAAGCACTTGTATGGCGACGCTCCGCCTCCGACAGATCCCCGGCTGATGGCCAGTCTCACAGTCGGGCTCTATAACCTTATCAAACAGTGTGAGGACGTAATAAGTGAGGCAAAGAAAGCCATCGAATGGGAACGAACGAGAAGGCCTTGGCAAGCATTGTGTGGATCTGATGATCAGTTTCTCAAACATCTTGGTAAGCAAATCGAGGATCTGTTCCAGGCTGGAGACGACGTACATATCATTATGGACGAGCAGTATGGAATCGATCCAGCTATACACCAACACAACTGGCTGCTGGAAGCTCGAGCACAAGAAATCGTAGTGATGGATCCACGAGAGTTAATGAGGAGGGAACGACAAGATGCATTGATGATGGGGGCGACTATCCGATGAGTGCTGCACTTGCACAAGACTGGAACAAGAGACTGCTGGAGGTATTGGAAAAGACTTATCCATACGATGCGAAACTGATGGTTGAGTTTTCTTCGGATGGAGAAAGACAGAATCAGCAGTATGCTGAGCGACTAGCCGAATTCCGTAGGCAGATTGAACAAAAGGAGAGATTACGGTGAAAGATCTAACAACAGCAGAGGGAGTTATCGAGCTGGTGTGTGACGGTGATAGACCAATCGGCCGAAAGGTAATCACCTTGGGAGAAATGACTGAGCTTCTTATGATGGCAGAAAAAGAGAAAACCGCCTGCAGCGAACAGACGGCTTAGAAAAACCTTTGTACGAAAATCATAGCACATCATTTGTAAGGAGGACAAGCATATGAGCATACCTTCAAAAGAGATCGTGACAATCATCGGTGGTAACTTCGATCGAATGGCTATATATACACCAAATGGAGCACTCAAAATAACCGATTTCCCAGATTTAGTACCCGGTCAAGGATGGCCACCAGCACAAGAAGTTATCTTACGGAGCTGGGAAGAGATCGAAAGACTGCGTGACTTTCTCAACAGCCTGTCACAATCTGAATTACAAATTAATGTAGCGGAGGAGATTCATTATGAACGCACTGCTGTCTGATTTTCCAACCTATGTAGAAAAAACGGAATCGTTGAGACAACAACAAGTGGAAGTTCATGCTTTCGATATTCCGAGCGATGATCTGCTGTATCGCCTGGAAGACATTATGGAGGAATTTGAATACATCAGAAGCACCTGGAGGGATCGTTCCCTATCGGAGAACCGAGAGGCGATCCAGGAGCAAATCAGAAAGTTGAGTCGAAACTAGGGCGCCCATCCCTAGTCGCAGGGGAGTGGCTTACCCTGCCTGATGATGACAGGCCGAACATAATACGAGGTCACAACGGGAACAGTCATTGGAGCTGTACGGCTGGCAGAGAGGTTGGGCTGCTGGCGGCCTCGTGACTAAAGAAAGGAGGGGTAACGGATGAATGAGTTGGCGAGACGCATTGAAAATCTTAAGGATGATGTTGCAGATGGAAAGATGTCACCAAACCAAGTCGTTGATGAGTTGGAGCAAATCTACAAGGACCTAGACGAAATCGACACACACATCTACAACTTAATCCACTCTGATATTGATCAGGATACTGAGATAGCATTGGTAGATGTTCGAAGACGCATAGGCTTCTAATGAAAAAAGCCCAGCGCTGCAACGCTGAGCTTCGGTCTAAAAGCACGATTGGGAATCTACTTCAATCGTAACTGATAGACCCTCACAAATCAAGAGGAGGGATAGTATGGCACTTGCATTGGTTTCGACGAAAGGCATGAGTCGTGAAATGTGGTTACAGTACCGCACAAAGGGAATTGGCGGTAGCGATGTTTCTGCAATTGCAGGAATGAACAAATGGAAGTCTCCTGTACAGGTGTGGCTAGAAAAAACGGGACAAGCCCCGTTAGAAGAATCACATAGTGAAGCAGCATACTGGGGAACAAAGCAGGAAGCGCTTGTAGCCGAAGAGTTTAGTTTACGAACAGGTTTGAGAGTAAGGAGATGCAATCAGCTCCTGCAGCACCCGGATTATCCATTCATGCTGGCCAACGTTGATCGCTTGATAGTCGGGGAGAAAACGGGGCTCGAGTGCAAGACAGCATCGGAATACCTCAAAGACCTATGGACCGGCGAGGAAGTTCCAGCAGAATATCTCCTCCAATGTCAGCATTACATGGCGGTTACCGGTTACGAGGCATGGTGGATTGCAGTACTTATCGGTGGCAACAAGTTCGTGTATAAGAAGATCGAGCGCGACGAAGAGCTCATCACTCAAATCATCCAAATTGAATCAGACTTCTGGAACAAACATGTGCTGACAAAGATCCCTCCAGCGTTCGATGGCTCCGATGCATCATCGGAGCTGATAAAGCAAATGTATCAAGTTGGTGAACCTGAGAGTGAAACAGAACTGCCACTTGAGGCGGACAAGCTAATCGAAGAGTTGGCAGCTGTCAAGGAGCAGGCAAAAGAGTATGAATGCCGAGTTACCGAATTGGAGAACCGACTCAAAGCTATGCTTGGCGAGTACGAAACAGGGATTGCAAGCAATCATCTTGTTACCTGGAAGACAGTTACTTCCAATAGGGTTGACATACATGCCCTAGCTAAAGATCATCCAGCCATTTATGAGAAGTACATTAAACCATCAATTTCACGACGTTTCAACGTAAAAGCTGTTTAGGGGGAATTGAGACATGGCTACCAATCAGGATTTAAAAAACCAACTGGCGAACCGTGCTAATAACTCCCCAGATAAACCGCTAACGCCAGAGCAAACCATTGCTGCTTATTTAAAAAGGATGGCCCCGGAGATAGAAAAGGCGCTTCCTTCTCACATGAATGCAGAGCGAATGGGGCGCATTGCACTCACCACGATCCGGTTAACACCGAAGCTTCTTGATTGCAGCGTTCCTTCTCTGATGGGTGCCATTATGCAGGCAGCTCAGTTAGGGCTGGAACCAGGACTCATCGGACACTGCTACATCATCCCTTACGGCAAAGAAGCGACATTCATCATTGGCTACAAGGGAATGATTGATCTAGCTCGGCGCAGCGGCAACATCGAAAGCATTTATGCTCACGCTGTTTATGAGAAAGATGAGTTTGATTACGAGCTCGGTCTCCACCCGAAGCTGCACCATAAGCCGGCCACTGGTCACCGCGGCGAAATGAAATACGTGTATGCTGTGGCACACTTCAAAGATGGTGGCTATCAGTTTGAGGTCATGGATACCGGAGAGATTGAGCGGCGCCGTAAACGTTCTAAGGCAGCGAATAATGGTCCATGGGTTACGGACTACGAAGAGATGGCCAAGAAAACGGTCATACGTCACATGTGGAAGTACCTGCCGATAAGCATCGAGATCCAGCAGCAGGCTGCGCAAGATGAAGTGATCCGTAAGGATGTCACGAGTGAGCCTGAAAGTATTTACACTGACCCGATCGATATCTCTGGTGCCACAGTGGAGACAGTGCCCGAAGAGGGCAAGGATGGTCAAGATCCAACGCTCTTTGATGAAGGTAAATAAGAATGCGACCCGTTGAACAATGGTTTCCACTCCCGGATTTTTACCGAGTGATAGAGAATCCGGAGACATTGAAACGTTTTGCGGCAGCCTATATGAAGGTACGACATCCGGGGTGGAAGCCAGTGAAAATCAGAAATTATCGTGTTTTGGCTGAATGGATTTCTACAAAGGAAGGGGGAGCTTAGATGAACTACCTTGAGCAGATTGTGGCATTCCACAGATGGAAGGAAGTAAACCCATTGCCTGCCAGCGCAATTGCATTATGGTACGAGTTAATGTCCATTTGCAATAAGGCTGGGTGGCCGACGGAATTTACTGTTGCTAATGCGGTGTTACAATCATTTGCCGGGTTGAGTAAAAAAGAATTTGATAATGCTCGCCAGTTACTAATTAACCTTGGCCTGATTAACTACAAAAAGTCCCAAAGAGTAAATCAAGCAGGAAAATATAGTTTTTTACCATTCCCGATTGTTCAAAAGGGGAAACAGGAAGGGAATCAAGAGGGGATACAGAAGGGGACGCAAACGGAACACGGAGAGGGAAACGGTGGGGGAACATTATTTAAACTAAATAAAACTAAACCAAACGAAACAAATGATGATATATCTGCAGGGCGTGATGAGCTGTTAAAAATGATCAACCGGTTAGGGATTACCTGCAAAGGGACGTTTCAGTTCGACGAGCTCATTTCATTTGTCGGCCTGATGGATGTTGAGCTGGTGAAAGAAGCTTTACGCAGGTCAGAGAAAAAGAGCGTCGCCTATGCTTTAGTCATTCTAAATGGCTGGAATAAGGAGAAGATCTATACGCTTGAGCAATTGCAGGCAAAACGGGGTCATGCTCAAGTAGGTAAGACGACCAGGAAAATGGGGAATGTTCATGTTCTTACGGACAAGCTCCCTGATTCCATTCAGCGGCAAATGGAACGTGAGAAACAAGGGTTACCTATAGCTGTAGGTGAGAAACAAACAGTTATGGATGACCCAGAGCTTAGGCAGCTTTTGGAAAGTGCTAGAAAAAGGACGACTAGGTGAGGAGGATCAAAAGTGAAGGTACTTCAAAACTTCAACAATACGGAATTCGGGCTAATTCGAATGATTGAAATCGAAGGCAAACCACATGCAGTGGGGAATGACGTGGCAAAGGCACTCGGGTATGCCCGCCCTTACGAAGCTGTCACAACACATTGCAAGGGGGCGGTGACTTACCGTGTCCTTACAGACGGTGGTGAACAGGACATGAAGGTCATTCCGGAAGGAGATATATACCGGTTGATTGTAAAAGCAGCTGATCAGAGCAAAAATCCAGCAATCAAGGAGAAGGCAGAACGTTTTGAGCGCTGGGTATTCGATGCGGTCCTTCCTTCGATTCGCAAACACGGAATGTACGCAAAAGACGAGCTGTTAGACAATCCTGATTTGCTTCTAGACGTAGTAGCCAAGCTCAAAGAGGAACGTGATAAACGTATTGCCGCGGAGCACAGAATCGAATTGGACCGACCCAAGGTTATCTTTGCTGAAGCTTTGGAAACGTCAAACACCAGCATTTTGATCGGGGAGCTGGCTAAGATCCTGAAACAAAACGGTATCGACATTGGCCAGAATCGCCTTTTTGCTCTTCTAAGGGAACAAGGGTACCTGGGACGTAAAGGTGAGTACCATAACATGCCGACTCAGCGATCCATGGATTTAGGGCTCTTTGAGATCAAGACCCGGACCATCAACAATCCTGATGGAAGTGTGCGAGTAACAAAAACCACAAAGGTAACTGGTAAGGGCCAGATGTACTTCGTGAACAAATTCAAAGGCGAGAAACTGCCGGCATAGGGGTGGAGAAGATGAGTCAAAGTCTTCATCTCGTTATACCTGGTAATCCACCGACAATCAATCATGTGTACCGGAACATTGCCATCAACCGGAGGATTACAACCAAAGAAGGGCAGCGATGGGTTAAGGAAGTGCAGTTGCTGGCGAGAGAATGTATAAGCCGCCAAAAGTGGATTATGAGCCGGGAAGAAAAGCTGGTGGCTGAAGTAATGATCTTCTGGCCGACACGCAGAAAGCGCGACGTGGAGAATGTGGGGAAATTGCTTTGGGACGCACTAGAAGGCATTGTCTATGAAAATGACCATTGGCTGCTACCACGGTACATGGACTTCCAAGTCGACAAGCATAACCCAAGGGTAGAAATTCGTTTCTATCGACAATCGGAAGGCATCGCATAAAAAGAAACCGGGAGAGTGAGGAAGATGAGTAACTCTCGAGCACATAAGCCAGCACCCAATCATCCGTGTAGAAAGTACAGAATTCTAAGCAAGGATGTATCCGAGCATATTTATCGGTCCGGGACGCTGGCCAAAGTGAATAGTAACACGATGGGAACCGGACGGTCATGGAACAGTAGTAAATAAACTTACGAAGGGTAAGGATGCCAATGATCTCCACCGAAGAGTTGGCGGACGACATTGTATTGACCGACAGGGAGATCCGGAAAAACAAAGGCGCTTTGCTTACCCTTTTTTTCGAGGGCATAAGGGATACTTCGTTCGTTTAATTTAAAACTCACAGCGAAAGATCTGTCTTTTGGAACCAAATAGTAAAACGATTTCTTCATTGAAATCACACTCCTCTTACCAATATTACTATTGGCAATTGGGACAAAAATACCGGTGGAGAGCTAAATGAAGTACATCGAACCAAAACGTGAAATGGCAGAGATCAAAGCAGGCAGTAGAGACGATTTCAAGCTGTGATTTTCACACTCTGTATTGAGGAGAACGGAGGATAAACATGAACGGAACAACTATTCCAGTCCAGGAAGTAACTGAGTTGGACATAGCTTTTGGCGGTCGCGCTTTGGAGCTGCTTCCTGCTTATGTGGATATACCAGAAGAATTTAAGGAAGGACGTACCGAGTGGAATGAACTTGTATCAGCTTGGTTTTTCTGCGGATTAAAGAACGCGCAATGGAAGCCGAAAGATGGCATAGAAACGGGTAAAGCAATACGGCACTTAAAAGCAATCCTGGGATCGTTTGAACCAAAGCATGAACATAAAGAAGCTGGCTGCGCGTACCTCTTTAGCCAATGGTTTGATGAGGTGACGTATGAGCGAGCAAAGTGATTCGCCACAACTAGCAATATGGTTAACGAGCATCTTCCAGGTGGAGTAGGAAATCAAAATCATCTTCTCCAGAAAGATTTCGTAGAGCTTCTATCGCAGATAACATAGACGATTGATCATTGTCAAAAAGAGAGAGGTTCCGGGCAATGGACGACCAATATTCGCCATAGTAGCCTTCCTCTTCTATTGATTCATGCACCCATTCGTAGAGCGAGAAGGTGAAACGCCCATCTTCTCTTCTATAAACATCAGCTCTATAAAGTTTGCTTTTCGTCATGACCACTTTGATCGGTTTAGTTTTGGACATCAAGATCACTCCGTTTATATGGAAAAACCATATCTGAATGTTAACACATTGTAGCAAGCATTTACCACAATAGTTATTGAGGGGATTTGGTGGAGTGAAAACATTGCAGTGTCGTTCGATAAGGCTAGATAGTTAAGCTGTGGTTAGAGAGAGGAAGCAGGGGGACCCCGTTACCAAGTATTTATAGGAGATGTAGCACGATTAATAAAAGAGTTGCCGAGATTTCTCGATAACCGGGGTCTTACGTTGGAGCTAATTACGTTTGCATAAATGTATCATTAGCGTTGGTGCATCTTTTCCCATTCGGTAAATGGTACAATCCCGAGGTCCGGTTGCGGTTCATCCGGTAGCATACTGATAAACTCAAGCGAATTGCCATCCGGGTCCCTAAAGTAAATGCTTACGGCCGGCATCCAGGCATGTACTTCTGGTTCTTCGCCTGTACGACTAATGTTGCGGAGAGTAATACCTCTATCCTTGAGATAGGTCAGTGATTCGTGGAATTGCTTTAGATCCACATGGATAGCAAAATGTTGACTCACCCATTTTTCTCGCGGTACCTCCCAGACGCCGAGCATGGCTTGTCCCGGCTTGCCAATCCAGAAAAACGCGACCCGTCGTACTTTTTCTGTATAGGCATGTGATAGCCCCAGTTTGCAATAAAACTGTATCGCTGTTTCCAGCGATGTTGTAGAGACGTGAGTTTCAAACAGACCATTAATCATAGTAATCCCTCCCTTTTGCTACCAGAGTAGCAGTAAGGTGGTAGCACAGCTATTGACAATTAGTCTTACGACTATGCGGAACTCAGGGCCTAGGACCACGAATCTAAATATATCGCTGCATAAAAAGATGAATTTAACACAATGGTTAGAGAGGTAAATCACTTAGGATAAACCTCTCAAACAATATTTCGTAATATTCTTATTACCATGTATGACCGTAGACTAAAGATTCAAGCACGAATTAGTGAATTTACCAACGGAGAATTGTCGTCGGTCCAAATCTCGCTCTTGGTCTAGTTCTTTTGTATTCACCCCGTACGTAAACACTTCTTCCGGAAACTCCAAAGACAATTTTATAGTCAGGAGTATCGTATACTTGTTCTCCTCCCTGATAACTTAATTTAGTGTACCAAATGCGGGTTCCTAACGTTGCAGGGTGATAAAGCTCTACCTGAATACCGTCTGACCGGGTGGTGACTCTAGCGTAAAACCCCCATCTAAGCGGAACATAAACGGTTGGCAATGTAATTCACCTCCTAACTGAACAAGCTTGATATATTGATATTCGAACAGGCTAAATATGGCTCTAGTTACTTGTTCAATTAATCCCCCCAAAAACAATAAATATGGAGAGATGAGGAGAAGCTTTAGATTTAACTCAACAGTTTTTAAGGAGAAAGGGGGTGCGACATGATCGGAAACGGAATGAGTTTATGGGCTCAAATAAAATTCGCTTTATGGGTCATGTTCAGTACCCTAAAAAGCAAGGCGAAACGGTGATTAATCACAACTCACAATATGTAAAACGGGGTGAAATGATGGTTAGGAATGAAGGATTCAGTGTTGTACTTGAACCGCAGCAAAAACTAGAAATTGGTGATCAAATTTATTTCAACGGAAGAAAGTTGGTCGTGACGAGTATCCGAAAAATCGAGTACGTTACGAGCCGTTTGGTTTCGGTTTCAGGGAACGGAAAGGCTGTTTAACTCAACTCACATTACGGAAAACAGGAGGGAATTCGATGTTAATAGCTGGCGATAAAGTAACTTGGACAAGCCAATCTGGAGGGTCTACAAAGCGAAAGACGGGATTCCTGCTTGGTATCGTAGAGGCTAAAGAAAGTGGATTTGCTGCGCTAAATCAGTTCAAGGGAAACGAATTGTTTGCATCCGAGAACAGAAGCAAAATCAAGTTCCAGGATACAAACATTGTGTACAACCGAGTAATTGTTGAGGTTCCACGTGGCGGCAAGAGTGTTCTGAGCGATTACTATGCGCCGAGTGTTACTCTTGTAAGGCTCGTTTGACAAAACACACGATGTGATGAACGAGGTCCTATCCTTCTTTTAAAAACGCTTGGTATGCCAGCTTAATTTTTTCTCCTGCCGAAACCCAAGCATTGAATTCGTCCATCGGATGTTTTTCAGGATCAAATTCGCAAGTTCTAAGAAGTGCATCAATTTCTTTTCTAGTTAATTGAACAGTAACAGTTTCTTTAGACATGAAAGCCTCCAAATAACTTTATTCTTAGTAGTTATTGTAGGTTGACTAAATAAATTCGGCAACATTGTGAGAGTTATGCATCGATTCAACAAAACATTACTTAAGTTAAACCACTTTTCCATAGCCCAAGGTAAACCATGTTCATAAAAAAGTTGAATACTAGGCAAATAATTATCGGTTTCCACCAATGTTTAGGTTTTCGAACGTTTGAGTATATGTAATGGAATATAATTACAAATTCGAGTAACAAAAACAGAAACGAAACACCACTAACAAACGAACCAGCGCACTCAAATCCAAATATACCAATGGAAAGACAGGATGCGCCAACTGTTAAAAAAAGCGAAAGAATTTGCATTGCATTATCACTCCAGATGAATCCTATTTGGAAAAGTATAACATTTTTTGATGCGCTGAATTCATTTGACATGATGAAACTTGTGGAGAACGGAGGGAACAGGGTGGAAGAGTGGAAGAAGTTTGCCGCTGGGTTTAATCCAATAAGATGGTGCGTGGGGTTGCAGATACACGATTGGCGACAAAAGCGCGGGTACGGTGTCATCGAAGTAAATATCCTGCCTCTCACATTTTACTTTCGATTCGGGAACGGTCTGAAAAAACTATATTGCCAATACTGTGAAAGTTACATTGGTGATGTTAATCCTGGAGAAAGCGAGTCAGTTTCGTGCATGGATTGTTATCGGCATGACTGGCGGGACAGGATGGAAAGAAGAGCGAAAACTCTCGTTTGACATAATGGATAAGGAAGCCAATGATCTCCTTCAAAAAGCTCACGAACAACACTGTATTTACGTACGTGTAAGTCGGGGAAGACAATAGCGATACGGCCGTCGGGGATTGAAATGGCTTCGTTAGATGACTCTACCGCGTGTTCAATTCCTAATTCCTCGAGTGTTTGTCGAAGGTAACTGGCTTCATCCCAGGTGACGAGGTAGTAAAATGATTTGTTCATGTGCTCACGCTCCTTGTCACCAGTATCCCATAAAGGATTGGGACAAAAAAGAAAATGCCTTACTCAGGCTTACTCGCTTTTTCTTGTAAATTTTCTAAACCGCCAACTGAATCTAGTTTTTGATGAATCCGGTATAAGATTTCAATGATTTCTGCAAAACCAAACATAGCGACGGAAGCAATAACTGAGTAGAAGATTGTGGTAAAGAACGGCAGAAAATGATCTTCAAAATCGTCACTCCAAATAAATAGGCCAGCAGCAACACCTACAAAGATAATTACAGATGCAAGTGCTCGAATCCATCGGGCATAGACATTTGTATAGCGTTTAAACAATCGATTCGCCTCCATAACCCTATAGAAGAAAACTATTTTCGGTAATCTGATTCAATTGCATAAGTCAAAATCACTTTATTGTCATCAAAAACATAAAGTCTCTCACAATTAGAACAGCACCAAACCTCATATTTGGGGGAAGGAAAATTCCAAGAGTCGATCCGATCACCTGATAGAATCTGATCACATTCTTTATCAGAGTAAACGTGGTACTCAACATCATTTGGGCACAACGAATTGGAGAGTACTTTACCACATTCACACTCAAATTTGGCCATAGAATAACATTCTTTCACTAGGAGTTTGTAAGGAGTAACACTACACACAAGAGCGAACAGAATTAAGGCGAACGAAAACAAAATTCATTAAGGTTTCTTAGCTTCACCATATAATTTATCAATCTTATCATTAATAAAGTGTGAGGCTATAAGGCTTAAAAAATATGTGGTTGTTGGTTCTTCGGTTTTTAACCAAGATGCTATAACAAGAAACAATAATATCGACAAACCGAATGTGCCTATCAAATATCCAGTCATTCTTTCGGGCATTCTAACTCTCCTTTAAGTTGTTTTTCTCCAAAAACTGAATCACTAAAGTAATAGTTAATGAGGGAAGGGGGATATAAGGGTACAGATCAGTTAGCTTGCCATTGAGATAAATGTGAAAGTAAAAACCATCCAAGCGAGTATGACTGAACCAATCCATAAATTTGATTCATAATCTACTCTGTTTACAATTTTTCTAATGATGGTTGTAAAGTTCACAAAAAACCAAATTGCAAGTATTGGGTTTAGGTATAAGGCGGAAGCGGCAATGAAAGTATCCAAAAAAAATCACCTCAACCAAATAATACCACAAATGAGCAAGGTGATTTCTCACAACTAGCGATATGATAAATTAACATAATTTTATTTACGGAATAAGCCGCTATTAAGAAGTATATATAAGAGGGTATCAAGTTCATTATTCAAAGCATCAAGTTCTGCACCTTTGGCATACTCTCGTTGGATATTCAATTGATTGATTACCCATAGTACGGAATGGACGATTCTCTTATTAATTTCTTCTTTGTTACCCAAAAGATCGCTGATTTTGTTAATAATGTCGTAAAAGTCATCAAACTTTTTTCTATCTACAATGGACTGTGGTCTTAAATCACACAAAATGTCTATACACAAATCATCTATTTTTTTACTAGCTCGTCCATTACTTAGTACCTCCGAATTTTTAGTGAAGGGTAAATTTGATAGGACTGGAAAGCACTTTGTTGGTAGGAACCATATTGAAATGTTAGTACCCAGTAGTTAGCATTTATCAGAATTAGTCATTGAGAAGAACGGGCGAACGGGCCTAGGTCATCAAATCTACTGTATCAATTACTAAAACAACTAAATATGCCCCAAGTAATGAAGTGATTATTGCGGGAATTAAGTAACGGTCAGGCTTGTGAACTATGGAGTTGATCGTATAGAAAAAACTCCAGATAAACAATGCACTAACGCAAGCAACATAGAACAACAATGTGGTATACAACCCTTCAATAAAATGTGTTTACCCAAATTACACCATATTTGTGACGGTTAATTAATTTGCCATAACTAGCAATTTGCTGAATTATCGTCCAATGGTTTCCAACTAGTATCTTTTTCATCAGAGGAAGTAGGCATTCTGACAAAGTGACGGCCATGTTCATCACAGGCACCAAACAAGATAAAGTTTTTCTGTGCTTCACGTAATGAAACCTGATTGGCGCCACCGTCAGAATCCGGATTTAACAGTTGGAAGGGATCATCTTCCCAAAAACATATTGGACAGATGTCGTATTCTCCATCATGATCAAGTGTTTTATAATCACAACAAGGACAAGTATATTTTCTGGACATTAGATCACTTCCTAAAGTTAGGGATGACCAAATAATACCTGAAATATTGAATCTTTAACATAATAGATTATTGAGGAGAACGGGGGGAGAGCTAAGAGAGTTGCACAGTATAAAAATACAATGCAACTCTCAGCATCTTGAGAGACTATTCACCTTCTGTTTTATCAAGTTTGTGCTCTTCAATGATGGGATCTAGCATTTTTAATAATTGATCATATTTCTGCTCTAGTTCATACTGTTTGGCCGATTGTTCTTTTATTAGTTCTAGTTGCTCCTTTTCAAGTTCTAGTCGCTGAGATTCTATTATTAGTTGCTGTTCAAGGAGAGAGGTCTTTCTCCCATCTTCAATCATTTGTTTAGTTATTTGGTCGCTGTTAAGGTATTCAATGTGATAGGGCGCAATGGTTTGCCATATTGCCAATAATAAAAGCAATAATCCCGACCAGGTCATTTTATCTTTGTCGTCTTGAGTTTGTTTTGTTTGCCTGACGGTTATCTGAGATGTTAAATCATTACTGGCTTCATTTTTTTGAATCGTAACCTCCAGTTGTTCAGCTAGTTCATCTAGGTGATCGTTTATCTGGTCAGGAATGGTAATTGTACTTTGTAACAATGGAGAATGGGCCAATTTGCTTATCGTATTTTGCCATTCATGAATTTTATGGAGATCAAAACCGTGCGATAATTTAATTTGTTCCATCCATTGGTGTTGCCGATTGACCAGTTCAAGAAGCCCGCTAACATTTGGCGAATTCCATTGGGCAACAATTTCACTTGCAAGTAAAGGTTTGAATGAGTTCGATATTATATTTGTTTGTTCTTGAATACGAAGTAGAGATTGATTAGAAAAATTAAACTGTCTTAAAAACTCCGATTGCTTTTGCCATTCTCGAATTGGACGATTCATTTTCTCAATCATTTCTTGCATTCGTCTAAAGGAATCATAATTATCCAAGCGGTAACCCTCTTTCTCATCAAAATGTTTGATTAGTTTTTCGACAAAAAAATGGAAAGTCCTACAAAATAAAAAAAGCCTCTTATAAGAGACGGTAAGGGTACATCAATTTAATTTTATATTCAATCATAGAGACTACTTCAGCAAGGATGCTGTCGTAGCTCTTGAGGAGATTAGAGTTTAACCAAGGTAAGGCAAAATGCGAGAAAGACGATTAATCTTAGCATCTTTAATAACCCCCTTACTTTAAGATTGGGAGGTACACATCTATAGTATTGCTATTTATCATATAAATTATTCAAAAAAGAAAAAGAAAGCCCCCGTTGGGAGCTCAAGGGTATATCTGCCAAGAAAATTATACCACGGGCTTACCGCGAGGGGGAAATGGAAGATGAGCGCACAATTGGATATGTTCGTTACGGACGCAGATAAAGAGAAAGCAAGAAAGCTTTTGAAAGCCTACCCTGCAATGAAGGCCGCCGTGGAGATTTTCACCGTTGAGAAATACTTTCCAGAGCAGTACGACTTCACGGAAATAGATATGGCTAACATTGAAGGGAATGGAACACGCGGAGACATCGATGGACGGGGAACGCATGGGGATGTGGTAGGTAATACCATTCTACTCCGAGAAGAACGCCCGCGGATGATCCGTGATTATGAAATGCAGTGCAAGGCAATCGAGAGAGCACTTGGGGCTCTTACTTGGGAAGGGAAAACGATTATCGAGAAATGCTTTATAGAACAGAAGAGAGATAAATACATCTACGAGCATATAATGAGGATCCCGAAGAGCACGTATGATTTCTACAAGAATAGGGCGATTTATACGGTTACATTCATTTTGAAGACGGCTGCAGTTATTTGAGCCGTCTTTTTCAACACATTAGTTGAAGGGTTTACTGATTCTATTGTCATAGTAAGGATTAGAAATTCAGGAAAAAGGAATGATTTCACGCTGTGGGAAATAATGGTTATATTATCGTATTAACCTGTAATCGTTGGAGTGAAATCATTTATGTTTTTTGACAGGAGACAGAGAAAAAGAATAACACGGGTAAAGAGTCTGCTTTTTCTAATCCTATTCATTTATGTATTGACTTTACCAACTTGGGTTCAGGCATCTTCAGGTTATTTTCCTAATTATGATCCACCTCAGTATAAACCGAAAATCGATCCACTAAAGTATCAGCCACCGCAGCTACAACCACCCGATTATGAAAAGATCCACTGGGAAAAAAGCGATGAATCAAAATCATTGGAAGAAACGGTTCGAAACAACTTGGACCCAAATGCCTCTGGTGATGCTGAAGCCGATAAAATCACTTCAACGTGGGAAGAACTAGTTAAATTGATCAGAGGTCAGGAGGGTGGTTTCTTTCACGAAGTGATGTTTGTTGGAGCAGCGATGGTAGGAGCGCTTAGTGTAATGGGAGTAAAGAGTGCTAGAGCTTCGGGAGGGGCACCCGCCAAAGGAATATTGGGACGACTCTTTCGTTTAGGGAGATTGATGACCGGTGGCGCAAACTTGTTGCGGGGAGCTTGGGATCTTTGGTCGTCCAGTAAAGCAAAGGTAGCTGGAGCAGCACTCGCAGTGGTTGTATTTAGTGGGGCTGGTGTGTACTGGTACCAGCAGTCCAACCATGACTCCATCGAGGGGTATGATGCTATTGCAGCAAAGGAACGTTATCAGTATTACCTACTCAGTAAAATGGAGGATTCCGCTACATATATCAAGTTGCGGTACGGTGATCAACCACGGGGCTACTATACAGATGAGCAGGGAATTTTACGTGATGCCACCGGTGCCATCGCATGGGATTTTATCGGCCAATACCGAGAGAGAAATCCTGGCCTCTATGAAGAGCTTATCTATCCAACATTAGAGCATGGAGAAAGAGTTGAATATTGGGGGAGGAAACTAGCAGAATGGGCATATGCTAACAATATGGAAGTTAGTGATGCATCCAAAATTGTTTCGTTTGGACCAGCAGAAATAGGTGATGAAGTGCTCGTTAATGCACTTCTTCAATACAATGTGAAAGTAGGTAGAGAAAATGCTGATGCACCTGCTTTGGGGGCGGGCCCTTTAGCAGCAGGTGTAATTAAAAATACTGCTAAGACGACTACCAAAAACTTTGGGACTACTACAAGTACTGTTCAGCAAGAAATAAAGAGCGGTTCTTCCAATATTGTTAAGGGGACTAGTGAACTCGCTGAGGAAGGGAAACTCGTCCGGCGAATTCTTCCGGATGGAAGTGTGGTTGCTGATGTAACTAGCTTGCCTGGTAAAGAAGGAATCGTTGTAACAAAAAGGCTTACACCTGATGAAATGAGACAATTAACCGACGAGTATGGGGTGGAATTTGCATTAGTTTACGTCAGAGGTAATAATAAAAACGGATCAGGCGGAACGTATAAATTATTTTCAGGAACTTATAACAGAGTTAGTGTACCAATAACAAAGGATTCCATGCTTATTTATCATACTCACCCTGCAGGAAGTCCTTTCTCAAGCGCCGGTGATAGGAGAGTCTTAGAGTTATTAGAACAAGCTGGTTCTCCCCAACGTAGCTCACAAATAGTACCTTCAGGTAGAACGGATGTAATAAGGTTCTATCAAGATGGAACGCATAAATAATTATGAGGAATTAGGTGATCACATGGACTTAGAAGAATTTCAGTACATCTGGACAACTAATAGAGAAGAATATGTACTAGTAAAAGTGAAAAGTGGTGGTTATGCTATATTTAACAAAGCTGATAGTACGGCATTGATAATTGAAGACGATGATATATACGAAGCAGTCATAAAGAAAATGTTAGACAACGGCTGTGAAGTTCTAGAGCGTATCGGATAATTATAGAAATTTATTTTTCCATTGGGCAATTTTGGGGCAGTATTCGTACAAAACTTGTGCTTTTCTTGTACCAAAATTGGGCGTGAACACTGTTAATATTGAGCATGAATAAATGTGATTGAGCCATCCGAGATAATCGGGTGGCATTTTTATTGGGAATGGGAGAATATCGAAAAGCTGATCATTCTCCGTTACCGGAAGGAGACGAAAAGCATGGACATACGAAGAATCCCTGTCTCAATGATCAGGGCAGCTGAGTATAATCCTCGGATCGATTTACAGCCTGGTGATCCTGGTTACGAAAAGCTGAAACGATCGATTGAAGAGTTCGGGTACGTAGAACCTCTGGTGTGGAATGAACGAACCGGCAATCTCGTTGGGGGCCATCAGCGATACAAAATCCTTGTTAACGAACAGGGGGCCGTCGAGGTAGAGGTTTCCGTTGTGGACTTGGATGAGAGCAGAGAGAAGGCACTCAATTTGGCCTTGAACAAAATAAGCGGTGACTGGGATGAGGAGATGCTTGCCCAAGTGCTTGCTGAGCTGAAGGATGAACTGGATGTCGAGCTAACCGGGTTTGATTCGGACGAAGCCGACAAATTGATCGAACAGTTTACGTTCAAGAGCGATGCAGACACGGAATTCACCAACAAAGAGCTCGACCTGGACGATTTCGCTGAGGACAAATTTGAGTGTCAGTGCCCGCGCTGCGGCTTCGTATTTAATTCCAAAGACCCGATCCCTGTTGAAGAAGGGCATGACGAAGATGAAGCGTGAATGGGATTGGAGACTGTCCGATTTACCCAGCATCCCTAAGAATGGGCGTAGAGTATTCTCCTGCTTCTCCTGTGGTGGAGGGTCAACCATGGGGTACAAGTTGGCTGGCTATGAAATGATGGGAAATGTTGAAATCGACCCGCAAATGATGGCTCTCTACAAGCGGAATCACAAACCACGTTTTCCGTTTCAGATGCCGATTCAGAAGTTCAAGGAAATTCCTGATGACCAGCTGCCGTCGGAACTGTTCGACCTCGATATCCTGGATGGCTCCCCTCCATGCAGCGTTTTCTCGACAGCAGGTAAGCGAGAGAAAAAATGGGGCAAGGAACATCATTTTCGGGAAGGTCAGGCAAAACAAAAGCTGGATGATCTGTTCTTTGATTTTCTGGATGTTGTTGAGAAGCTTCGCCCGCGGGTAGTCGTAGCGGAAAACGTCAGGGGAATGATCATTGGGCTGGCAAAGGGATATGTCTCATTGGTAAAGCGGAGATTTGAAGAGTTGGGCTATCGAGCTCAGCTTTTTTTGTTGAACTCAGCAACGATGGGCGTCCCACAGAAGAGAGAACGCATTTTTTTCATTGCTTACCGGCAGGATCTGCAATTTCCAAAGCTTACCCTACAATTTCAGGAACGGCATGTGCTATACAAGGAGATTAGATCTGGCAGGGGAAAGCCTCTTGATAAGAAAGGGAGGACCTATGAACGCTGGCTCCAAAGGCGGCCATCTGATTGTAGCTTCGGAGATATTACCAAGAGAGTTGAGGGTAAAGAGAGCAATTTCAATACAATCATTATTCATAACGATAGGGTACCGAACACAATAGCAAGCAATTCATGGTTTGTACGGTATGATGAGCCTTTCTTTCTCAGTGACATGGACATTATTCGGATTCAGACCTTCCCCCGTGATTACGATTTCATGGGTGCAGATGTTCAATATGTGTGCGGCATGTCTGTCCCGCCATTGATGATGAAAAAGATCGCGAGTGCAATCTACGATCAGTGGCTTTCCAGAGTGTAAATGAAAAGGGAGGACGCTCCAACGCCCTCCCAGATCCACCGAGATTCCCCGGCAGAGATAGCGAAACCCTGCGGCCGCAGATTCCTCAACTCGCTATCTCGTTTTCCATTTTACAGGAAAGCTGAGGGTGTCTCAATGAAAAATGCAAACGAGCGTTCCCTTTCTGTTCCTGACGACCTCCTGCTACAGCATGAAATTGAAGTGTTAGAAGGCATTTTGGAGTCAAAGGAGCAGTACAGGAAAGTCGTCAAAGCTGCCATCGGCAAATGGGTCAAAGACTTCCAATCCGGTCACATCGAAATTAAAACGGTGGACGATTTGAAGAAGCTGATCGAACTGGACATCGAATTGCAGAAGGATGTGATATGAAACCAGATACTCCTACTGTCGTATAAAACCAGAGGAGGTATCAAAATGATCAAAGTCTTAGAAAAAGCTATTTATGTTGCAATATTTATCGCATTAACGATGGCTATGCTAGGGGCGACGCATGGTGATAATTTAGCGAATTGGGGTGAATTTACTAAAGGCTTCGCTCAAATTAAGGTTACTATAGCACTTGGATATGCTGCATTGATAGCTGCGATAGCAGCAACATTCAAACATGCTGGGCAGTTTGCTAAGCATAAAAAGGCACTATACAACATGATTGTAGCATTTTGCTTTATGATATTCATGGATATACTACTATACTCTTGGTCATTTGATGAAAATTTGAGAAAAGGAAACATTGCAATTTATCTACTAGGTTGTTGGGCTTTTTTATATGTAACCTCCAATTTTTTTAAGGTTATACGAGAAATGATCAATGTAGAGGAAAAGTAAGGCGTCGAAATTCGACGTCTTTTTTCTTTTTGAAAACAACACAACACAAAACCGAGTCCGGAGGTGGGGTGAGATGTAATGCCGAGAGAGAGATATCCCAATCGTGACAAAGCATACAAGATATGGCTTGAACACAGTGGAGACATAACAAATCGCCAGATTGCGGAGATGCTTGGAGAGAATGAAAAGGTCATTGCTGTTTGGAAGCAACGTGACAAATGGAATGTTGTACAACAATCGGCTGATGAAAGTTGTACAACAAAAAAACGGGGCGCACCGAAGGGAAACAAGAACGCCGTAGGCAACGGTGGGGGCGCTCCACCCGGGAACAAAAATGCTGTCGGAAATAGCGGCGGAGCTCCCCCACGAAACACCAATGCAGTGAGGACAGGGGAACATCAATCTATCTGGATGGATGCTCTCACTCCTGAGCAGGCGGAAGTGCTTCATCGCATTAATCTTGATCCAGTCATACAGGCGGATGATGAGATTCGTTTGCTGGCTTGGCGCGAACGCGAAATGATGATGCGCATTCGTAAACTTACGGAAGGGTTAACCGAGAGGCAACGGCGTGTCCTGCAGGAGAGATTGACCATAAAAGAGCCGGTGCAAGTGCATGACGAAAAAAATGGTGGAACAAAGACAGTTGTTTTATCCAGAAATGAATTGGTTACCACAGAGGTTGAGGAGACAGAATTTCGCGCAATTGAGGACATTCTCCGCATCGAAGAAGCGTTAACACGTGTACAGGATAAAAAGATAAAAGCAATTGAATTGAAGTATAAACTCGTCGGTCAGGGTGGTCCGAATCAAGGAACAGAGGATTGGACAACCGCCCTGCTTAACGTCGCTGAACGAAGGAGAGCCATGAGGGAGAGTGGGGACAATGTCGACAAATCATCCGTACAACGTCCTGGCGACGCTCGAAGCACTTATTGATGTTTATTGGGATGATCCAGTTGCTTTTGCTGAGGACATCCTTGATTTCGACCCTGACGACTGGCAAAGAGCCGCTATGATGGACGTTGCCCGGCATCCCCGCATAAGTATTAGGTCAGGGCAGGGAGTCGGAAAAACGGCATTTGAGGCAGCGCTAGTTATCTGGTTCCTTTGCTGTCGACCGAATCCAAAGGTAGTTTGTACAGCACCGACAAGGCAGCAGCTGCATGACGTTCTTTGGGCAGAGGTAGCCAAATGGCTTGAACGATCAAAGGTTAAAAACCTACTCAAATGGACGAAAACGAAGATTTATATGATTGGTCATGAGGAAAGATGGTTTGCCACTGCCCGTACAGCCACGAAGCCAGAGAACATGCAGGGCTTTCACGAGGATTACATGATGTTCATCGTGGATGAAGCTTCTGGGGTTGCTGATCCGATTATGGAAGCCATTCTCGGTACGCTATCCGGTCCTGAAAACAAATTGCTGATGTGCGGTAACCCAACTCGAACCAGTGGGGTTTTTTATGATTCACATCATAGAGACCGAGATAAATTCCGGACGCACAAAGTATCCAGCCTGGATAGTAAAAGGACCAGCAAAGACAATATTCAGATGCTCATTGCTAAGTATGGAGCTGAAAGTGACGTTGTTCGAGTTCGAGTGTACGGGGATTTCCCGAAAGCAGAGGCAGATGCGTTTATCGCTTTGGAATTAGCTGAGCTGGCTGCAGGGAACAACATCGAGCCGACCGGTGACACCCTAGACATTGGAGTTGACGTTGCTCGTTTCGGTGATGATGAAACGGTTATCGCTCCACGTATTGGGATGAAGGTATTCCCTCTAAGTTGTTATCAGAAGCAGGACACGATGGTAACGGCTGGCTGGTGCATAAGCACTGCGAAGAAATTTCTTCGGGATTACCCGCAGTTATCGACTGTCAGAATCAAGGTGGATGACACTGGAGTGGGTGGCGGGGTAACTGATCGCATAAATGAGATCATCAAAGAAGAAGGGCTTTCCAATTGGGAAGTCATCCCGGTGAATAACGGTTCCCGGCCATCGGACGATGAGGCAGAATATTACGATAGCCTTGGGACGGAAATTTGGGCACATCTTCGGGATCTGCTCCAGGAGAATTTCTCTGCTCACTTACAGGGTCAGGCTAACGGAATTGAGCTTCCACAGGATGAGCGTCTAATAACCCAGTTGACACAGAGGAAATACCGGATGACTAGCCGAGGGAAGATCGCTCTTGAGCGGAAAGAGGACATGAAGAAGCGCGGTCTTAATTCTCCTGACCGAGCGGATGCGGTGGTGTTGGCGTTCGCGGAAATCAAATCGAGCAATCCGCTTTTCTATGTGGGAACTGCATCTCGAGGGTGATAAATTTGGGGTATCTGACTCCTAAAATTAACCATCAACACTTGGCATTCTGATACAATAATCATAAGAAGGGAGGAAATAGTGATGCCTCTTTGGTTATTTCTCATCATTACATTCGGAGCTATTTTGGGCTTTGGTTTCGTTTATGACTGGTTTTCTAAGCGTAAAAAATCATCTGAAGAAATCCAATTTGCCGCAAAGAACTTAACCCCCGCAGAGATTGTGTATACAGAAAATTTGCTTCAGCAAGGACATGATCGACCTTCACCTTACTAATTAAGTTAAATGCCAATCTTATAAGCTGAGTCCCGATAATAAGCATTATGTAATCTTTGTACTAAATCCTCAAATTCGGTCATTTTCAGCCGTTTTTGAGGATTATTTATTTCTCCCGATAGTAAAAATGTCCACCAAGCGTGGACAAAATGAGGTTTCGAACGAAATAGTGAAATCTTCGATTTGCTCTGGATAGCTTCGACTTTTAATTCACGAAAGGAGGTGTAATTATCATGGGATGGTTTAATTGGATACCGTGGCGAAGAAAAAGCTCAGGGGGAAGCAGCCGATATTCTGGATCTCAAACTCGAAGTGGTGGAGCCCACCCTTTTGAAGCTCTAAGAGGTTATGTCCCCAACCAGGTACAAGTAAAAGTGTACAAACAGATGCGGGATGGTGTTCCGATCATCGGAGTGGGTATTCAGAACCTTAGACGGCTTATCGGTGTGCCTAAGATCATCGTCGGTGCTCCAAACTCCCGCAGGCAAAAAGAGTGGGACAACTGGGCAAAGACAGTAAAGGTCGGTAAAGTAGGGAAGGGATTCGGGACATTTATCTCCTCTTTCGTGGATGGGATGATCCAGAACGGTTTCAGCACAGCAGAAATTGTGCCTTATCGATCGAGGACAGACATATATGCACTGTTACCTATCGTCGCTGAAAACGTGGTCGTTAGGAATACTGAAGACCCTACCGAATTGATCCTGGCGGAGCGACAGCCGATGGAGCCTGAGCCGGTGGTTTATCCAGTACAGGATTGGATCATTTACACGGCATATGAAGCCGAGCCAGAGAATCCATATGGGAAAGGCTTGCTTACCGGTCTTCCCTTTATCGCGGATATTCTTCTAACAATCTTCTATGCAACCGGCCGAAACTGGGAACGTTTCGGTGACCTGAAATACAGTCTTGGATTTGAGTTTCCGCAAGGGACCAAGGCAGAAGACGCTACAAAGTTCATCGAGCAGGCTCAGAAGTCGTGGTCTGAAGCTATGAAGAAAACACGTGAAGGTAAGGTGCAAGACTTCTTCGGATCCTTTGTAAAGGTCTCGGTCATTGGCGCTGATGCTAAGCAACTGGAAATGGAAGTCCCCGCACGTACCCTCATGGAACAGATTGTTGCGAAGACCGGTTTGCCGCCTTTCGTGTTCGGTTTCTCTTGGGCAGCCCGGGAAACCATGACCAAGACACAGGCCGATTTCCTTACATCATTGATTGATGACTGGAGAGATATGGTTAATCCGGGGGTTTCTCATGTAGTAGAGTGGTGGCTCAAGTTTCGGGGGTATCCGTTGGATTATGATATCCAATGGGATGAGGTTACTCTAGCGGATATTGAAGGACTAGCAAATGCTGAGCTGACCAATGCGAGAGCAGAAGGACAACGTCTACAAAACATCATGGTAGCAAGAGATCTTGAGGAGCAAGGGTACATCGAGCCGGAAATCGTAGAAGAAATGATAGCGGCAAGAAAAAAGCAGCCGGGCGGTAAGTCGATCAAGCGAATGATCAAGGATGGAGACAATGACCTTGATCCCGAGCGGCTACCGCAAAAAGAGCGAGATACAAAGAAAATAGACCGCATTGCCAGGACGTTTGAAACATCGACCATTCGGAAGCTCCGATCGATGAGGGAACGTCTTTTTTTGTTCATGGAAGAACGGATAGCAACGGGGAAAACACTTAAATCGGTGGATCCCAATGAAATTAATGAGGTTGTAGCGGAGGAAATTAACGACTTCCTGGCAGACTTGATCTTGGGGAAAGATAGCCAACCTTCCTACTATGATGAAATGCTACAACAGGCTGGAACTGCTGGATTTCAGGCTGCTGTTGAGGACATACGACGAGAGATCAATCCAGAAGCATCTGTAAGAAGTCAGTTTGACTCTGGTTCGACGTATGTTCGTACTCTTCGATCTGAGGGCATGTCTCTTGTCGTCACCAAAGCAAGTGAAATGAAAGACGCATGTATCGAGATCATGGAGCGACATGCGACGGATGGAGAAAACCCTGAGGCATGGGCAAGCTCTCTGCAAAGGGAACTTGGAGATCAACTGGATACGCTGCGGTGGTATTGGAGAAGGTTGGGGCGTTCTGAGGCAGCCATGATGTTTGATCGAGCAGCAGAGGAAGAGTATCCAAGCTCAGGACATTCAATATGTGAAATGGATTGTCTCTCCCGATGCATGCTCTGTATGCCGTCAATACGCGAATAGGGTGTTTCCTTTACTTGATTCCCCACGAACGGTAAAAGACACTCACCCGCATTGTCGGTGCCGAAAGATGGCTGTCACAGTAACGACAGCTTATGAAGCACAAGCTGCTGGTAATCTGATTTACTTCGATCGATCGGCTTCGGTTAGAAAGAGCGTTCGAAGGGAGGTGAATAAGGTTGGAAAAGACGCTACGGAAAAGCATTGCTGCTCGTCTCGCAGTGGAGACAAAGAGCATATCCTCAGAAGATCTAGCCATCATCAACAGTCTAACTCGGCGTGAATTTACAGCAGAACAGTTGTATACCTTCCCGGTTCTCTGCTGCCATACAAGGATGGATAGAGAAGGCGACCGGTTTACGAAACAATCACTAGAGGAAATGGTCGAGTTGGCGAAGGGTGTTACTTTCATCTTTGACCATCGTTGGAGTGCATCCGGTCAGACAGCGCGTGTGTACAAAGCTGAGGTGAGGCAGGCACAAGACGGAGAGTACGAGCTTCTCGGATGGGCATACATGCCGGTCAATGAGAAGACACAGCCTGTTATTGATGATATCGACGCGGGTATATTGAAGGAGGTTAGCGTAGGTTTCGCGTACAAAGAGTTGCAATGCTCTGTCTGCAAACAAAGCTACTACGGTGGTAACTGCCCACATCTGCGTGGGAAGGAGTATGAAGGAGATATCTGCTTCACCTGGATCAACGGAGTATCTGATTGGTACGAGATTAGTTTCGTAGCAGTTCCCGCACAACAGGGGGCAGGAGTGGAAAAAAGCCTTCGTCAGAAAATGGACGAGGATAAGGAAAAGAAAATTAAAGGAGGCGAATCAGACGTGAATCTGATCGAACTATTTAAAACGCTGGGCGTGGAAGTCAAGGATGACGACCATGCCCTTTCTATTGTGAAAGGTTGGAAATTAGATGCTGAAAAGGTGAAGGGTCTGGAAGAAGACCTGAAAAATGAGAAAGAACAGCATGCGGTAACAAAGTCTCAACTAGAAATGGCCCAAAAAGAAAAGCCGGACGTTACATTGGTGGCCGCGGGTCAAAAGTTCTTTGAAGATACACGAAACACCATCATCAAAATGGCGGGGATGTTGGATGAGAATGTAAAGACGCTGGAAGTCGTCCTGAAAAATGTTTCGGACATCAACGGCCTCGTTGAAATCAAGGAATCTTACCAGGAGAAATTGGACAAGCGATTCCCTCCTACACCTCAGTCAAAGAATGCTGAGTTAGGGGATGGTAAAGCAATGGAAGCAGAGATCGACATGAAACAATTCTCAGTCTAACGCGACGGAAAAAGGAGGAAGACAGATGCTAGGTGGAATCGGAAATCAAGGAATCTTTGATCGGTCCAGAACATTTAAGACCGTTTTGACTACTGCAGATGTCGGCAAAGCAGTCACGATGGTAGGAAACAACGAAGTTGGCCTCGGAACGGATGGGGCAATTTTCGTTGGGGTACTTGGCAGGGTAGAAAAGGATGGAACAGCACGCGTGGAATGTTTCGGAAACGTAGAAGTTGCATCCAATGGAACGATTGCTGTTGGTGCAAGGGTTGTTGTTGATGGAACCGGTAAAGTGAAAACGGCAGAAACTGCAGTAAACGGACGAGGTTTTGTTACGGTTGTTGATACAACAGCTGGAAAAGTACAACTGGAATTGTAAATCCCATAACAGAGAGGCAGGTATTTGAAGAATGGAAAAAAAGAAAAAATCCATCAAGAAAGTGAATCTTGAAAAGGGGATCTTCCAAGAGGCAGCAGCAAAGAGCATTCATGTAGCCGATGTGCTGGAGGAACTGGATCCAAGTATTGAATACAAAGGATCCGATCTTGAAGGTACTACGGCACTACAGCGTCAGCTCGCGGCCCGTGAGATCAAAACATTTGGTATGCGAGCCGACAATGTTAGCAAGTTCTTTGAAACAACTGAGCATTCTATTCTTTTCCCCGCATTCATTGAAACAGCCATTCGTAAGGGAATCGAAGAGAATAGCATCATTAACAAACTGGTGGCGACAACAACGAATATTTCTGGATCCGATACGTACAAGACAGCTGTATGGGAACATGACGAAGAAGGAGCACGCCTGCAACGCGTTGCTCAAGGGGCTCCAATGCCACGGACTAAAATTCGTTTGGGGGACAAGGAGATTACTGTCTTCCGTTACGGTCGCGTCTTGGATGCAACTTATCAGGCGATCCGCAATCAGAAGCTCAATGTGTACTCACTTCAGCTCCAGCAATTCGGCGCTCAGTTGGCGCTGGATGAAGTCCTAGCTGCTATTGAGGTCTTGATCAATGGTGATGGTGGTGTCTCTGGAGCCGATACATTTGATTTGGCCGGAGACCTTGGTGGTACAGCTGGCAAAATCGACTATAAGCGTTTTGTACGATTCAAGAATCAATTCAAGCAGGCGTACAAGCCAAATATCTTCTTGGCAAAGGAAGACCTGTTCACCGACATAATCACATTACCTGAGTTTAGCAATCCATTAGCTGGTTTCCTTTATGCTAAAACAGGACAGGTTGAACAAACAATTGGTGGAATGCCTGAACGTTGTGACGATGTACCACAGGATCTCGTGATCGGACTAGACACTCGTTACGCACTCAATCGCATTGTGGCCGCACCATTAATGATGGAGCATGACAAGCTGATTGATACACAAATTATGTTGTCTGCCATCTCCTATGAGGGTGGTTTCGAAATTCTGAATAAAGAGGCACGTAAGGTGCTGAATGTAGCCGTGTAACAAAAAAAGTTGCGCGGTTTTCATTTTGGAAAGGAGGATTTACGTGAATAAGATCCTTGTTATCCCAACAGAGCCTAGAAAACTGTATATCCACCCTGAAACAAAGCAGGAGTTTCCATCTGGGAAAGTGGTGGAAGCCGAAAAGGATTGGTTCGTGAAAGCCAAGCTGAACATGGGCCACTTGAAAGAAGTGGAGCAAATGGATAATTCCGATTCCGGTAATCCGGATGGGAATACAGGCGTAGATGTGATCGACAACACGCCACTTATAGATGAACAACTTTCACTTGAAGCGTTTGAGAAGCTGAGCGCTCCAGAGCAATCCGCACTTTTGGTAAAGCTTCAACTGGCTTCTGACGAAAAGGATGAAGCAATCTCCAACAAAGAAAAACGCGTTGCTCTTTATCAAGGCTACCTGAACGGCGCTGGTAAGTAATGTATTGTACAGTTGAATCGGTAAAAGCGCGATTTGCGATAGACGGAACGGATGAAGATCAACGAATTACAATGATTATTCGGCAGCAATCCGCTCTCCTTGATCAGAAGCTTTCCGTTTTATCTGGGGCTGATCCAGCCCTTGCCGTTATTCTCCCAATCGCAGCGGAGGAAATTTGCTCAGGCGAATTCCTCCTGGCTGCGGCAGGTGAAATTGCTTTGGACGGTCCGCTAGATATTAGCGTTCTCAAGCTTGGAGCAGATCCGGACAAATTGGCCAAACGCGGAAATGAGCTGGTGACTAATGGATGGACAAAACTGAAGAGCTGGCTAAAGTCTGAGCAAAGCGGATTCTTCGGGCACTTTAGTGGGGTGGACGGATGAACAAGATTGCTCGTAATCTACAGAAACAAGCCCGGAAACGCGGGCAGTCGGTCGTATTTATCTCATCAGAGGAGCTTACCCGTTGCCCATGCTGGAATGAAACATACCAGCAAGCGGATTCATATTGGCACGACGCCAACTCAGAAGCACCGATGTGCAATGAGGATGGTTATCTATTAACCGATGATGTCCGGACAGAAGGGGCTGCCTTTGTTCTTCCTTATGAAGCAATGTCACGAAGTGAACTAAAGGTATTCAGTCATCATATCGAACGTCTAGGTCCTGTTCAAAACAATGATCATTTGCTGCTCGCACCTTCACTGCCAGAGGGGACCAAGTTCATTGAATGGGCACAGAGGAAATGGCATGTTTACAACCACATACCCGTTTACGTTGGCGACGAGGTTGCTATGTGGCTTGCACTTGTACGGGGGACGTAACCCATGCGCATGGACGTGGATTTTAGTAGGCTTCTCTCGAAGATTCAGCGAATTAATAACGCTGTTCAATTAGCCGTCGAAGATACTTCAGCAAAGGCTGCCGAGGAAATTCTGGAGAAAGCCATTGAGTACGCTTCGGGCCCCATGAATCCCGATTGGAAAGCCAAACAAGCCAGGACAGCCCAGCGCGACAGCGTAAAGAACGGCGGCAAAAGGGTAGACAAGCACTTCAAAAATAATGCTGATTACCTTTGGTATCGCGAAGTCATGTACGAAGGCAAAGCAGATCCCCCTTGGCCAGTCTCGGTTAATACAGGGACATTCAGGAGAGCACACAAGTCAGAGCGAATCGGCAAGGGCGTTTGGCGTGTCTACGGCGATAGTAAGATTGCTCGATATTTCGCCTACGTCCATGACGGTACAATCCGCTTGAAGCCGCGGCCTACCATCAGAAAAGCAGTCCAAGAATTCAATCAATCCAGTCGTATCAAAGAAATTGGCCACCAGATGCTACGCAAACGGCTGCAGGAACTGAGGTAAACTGGCATGATTGAGGAACGAATTTTACAAATAATGACCGACGCCTTGCCGGATTACTGCCTTTGCTCCGCGGGGCGTCCCGCAGTGAAGGACGATCATATCCATGTAAACGAACATCGAGTAAAGATCCCCTTAGAGCGCCCGGTCATCTATTTTGAGCAAGATGTGGGTTTCGATAACCCAAAGGGATACGGCCACAATGAGTACTTGAAAGATGAGGACCTGGCTAACTCGGAGTTCGTTTATGAACAGAGCGCAGAGGCCGTGGACGGCTATTCAATTTACTGTTGGATCCCTACTCGGGGCAAATATGGCGGGGAGTTAACGAGAGGGCGGATTTTCAAAGCATTGCGCCGGGCTTTTGCATTTGAAGACGGGTTTACCTTCAAATTCTCCCGCAATCAAGAGTTGCCGGAGGACGAGGGGGTTACCCAATCAATCTATGAATTAACCTACACCGGAACCATAACCAAAGAACGGAGAGAGGTAGGATACACCGATATCGGCCTCTCTCCTTCTTTTGAGTAAACAAGGAGGGAAGACCTTTGCTCTTACTGCGAAGCAATTTCAAAATGGTCAGCTCCCAGCTCTCATACGGCACAGGGCGAGGCATCATTTTAATCGGAAAGTCTGCGTCAGAAGTGGAACTCACCCGTGCAAGTGTACTGGATGAAGCAGCAACTGCTGTAGGTGCAGACAGCAATCTCGCCAAGATGCTGACCGGATCGATGAAACAACGCCCTAGGGCTGTTTACTATAAGGGGCTTGGTACAACGCCCTCGGCGGGAGCTTATAAGAACGCCCTTATGAAAGGCGCGGAAGCAGATGGCGCTTATTTCTATGTGATTGATGATACTTCTGATGTAACCGTGGCTGAGGTCAAAGATTTCCTTGCGTGGTGCGAGACAAATGCAATCCGTGCAATTGTTTCTGTCGGCGGTACCGCAGCTCTCGTCACAAAAACGGACCACTATCGGACTTGGGTCTTTGATGACAATCTAGCAGACTATGGGGGCAATGCTGTACCTGCCTTTGAGGCGGCAGCCGCGGCTATTGGCGCGATTTCAAATGAAAGTGATTTATCGTTGCCGTTTGGTGGTATTCGCATCAATGGTTACACCATAAAAACAGTTAAGCACATCGATACACTCCGCACACAAACGGAAGCTGGATTGATGTCTTTTGTCAAAGCAGGTACTCAAATTGAGATCTTCCAGGGCACCACGAGCTACGTAAGTGCGGCAGGAAACGAAGCAGCTTTGAAAGAACCTGAGGTTATTTGCACAGTCGATGAGGTAATCGAAAGTGTAGAACAGGTGGTTCGGAACAAACACAGCCGAACAAAACTCTCTAAACTCCCGGATATCAAAGACACAATTTATTCTGCTTTAGATGCTAAGAGAGAACAGGAAAAAATCTACCCACCAGATGCGGATCGGATTATTGGTAAACCGGATCCAAACAAGCGAGGGAAAGGGAACATTATGTACCACTTCAACGTCATCCCGGGCCTAACAGAGTTAGAAATCAGTGTAACGGGCGAAGTAACCGCCCAAAACACATAAGGTGGTGAATATGCATGACTCAATTTGCAGCAGGCGCTAATAGTGGCGTGTACGTGGAAAAAGACGGCAAAAAGGTATATGCCGTCCAAAGCCACCGAATCAGTGAGAGCGAAAGCAGCCGTCACGTTCACGGGTATGGCAGTGAGGAGTCGATCGGGCAAACGTCCGGGGCTCGCCAGCATACTATTACTCTTGAAACGGCAGTGGCGCTAAGCTATCCAGAGGATACCGTTCCTCTGTATATCCTTTTGCGGGATCCGGGGACCGAGATTGTACGGTACTTAGGAGACTGGAAAACAGTCTTTACGGGGCTTCGATTCTCCAACTACGACGAGAGTGGTAATCTCGAATCTGCAAACGAAAGCATTACTCTTACATCCACGAAGCGACAGGACTTCTTCAAGGGAAGACCTGTCACCATCAACACTGCACTATCAGCACTAGGAGGATAAATCATGATGAACGTGACTCAGGAATTGAAAGTCCTGCGGCTCGGTCAGCCACCAGAAATGCGCTTCAAAACCGGGGAGAATGATGCCCCGGTTTTTGTTTTACGCGTTCTGACGAGTGCCGAGGAGCTGGAAGCAACGATAAACACGGAACGCTTTTACAAAGATAACCCGGAGATACCGGAATACATGCAGCCATTCATTCATCAGACAGAACGCCTTGCAATCGCCATGAAAGACGCGGAAGGAAAACGGCTTTTCAACAATGGCACCGAGTTCCGCGGACGCTTCATCGATGAAGAGGTCGGGCATTTGCATGCTGCCTATCAAGGGTTATTGATCCACTACAAGACACTGGACACGATCCCTGACGACGAATTGAAAGCTTTGATTGAAGGTGTTGCGGAGGGAAAGCTCCTGGAGAGTATCTGATATACACCATGTGCAAGGACATCGGCGATTACAGGCCGCTGAACGGATCAGGTACTCTCAACGATCAACAACTACTTTGGCTGTACGTGATGCGCTCTGCGGAGCAAATCAAAGAGGAGCACTACTACTGCGACAGTTGCCGTTCAAACAAGGCACTAGGGATTAGAAAGCCACATAACTGCCCGTCATGCGGGAAACCGGTTAATAACTTCAACGACCCAGAGCGGGAAGAAAAGTTGAAAGTCTTCATTGAACAACAGCGGATTCGTAAACAAGCAGCTGAGCGCAAACGGGAAGAAGAACGGAAACGGATTGAGGCAGAGCTTGAAGCGAAGCTGAAGGGAGAGGAGGAAGAGAATGGCGAATCAGGCGGGCAAGAAGGATGATATTGAGTTTATTATCTCCGGTGATGACAATGTTTCGCAGATTCTAAAAGGAATCATTAATGAACTGCAGGGCGTACGAAACAGTGCGAGGCAGACGGGCCGCGATGTTGGTAGCTCGTTAGATCAGGTCGCTGCTTCCTCCCGACGTGCAGGCGATGGTGTTGAAACGGTTGGTGATAAACTCCTTACTATCGGGAAAGGCGTCATCAATATCAAGAGCCTAAATAAAGAACTGAGAGAGACCACGGAAAACTCACGGCAAGCTGGCAGAGAATTGGAACGTGGGTTTCAAAGTGGAAGCCGTGCAGCTGATCAGGCAGCCAGCCGGGTGGCTTTATTGAAACAGCGAATAGTGGAAGTTGCACAAGCATCGCGAGGGATGATGGACGCAATAAACAATGGGACGGCTGGATTCCAGTCGTTTGTTGGTGATCAGATTCGTCGGGGTGCTTACGTAGGCGGCCTTGCAACGGTCGGATTTGGCGTGACAAGTATAAATAAAAGCGTAAACCAGGAATACGAATTTTCGAAACTTGGTTCCGTACTGAAATCAAGTTACTACAACAACGGAGTTCTCAATGAGGGAGCATTCCAAAAGGACTTTGCGGATCTCCAAAAATTTATCCAGGCGCAGGGACTACGAAAAGACCGCGAAACCGATGTCATGGGCATGATTGGAATGGCCACTGAACTTGCAAAGAACAACATGAATCCGGCACAAGTAAAAGCGGCACTCCCCGTAGTTTCCGACTTTTCCCAAGCAACTGGACTGGCACCGGATATCGCCGCCAAATACTTAGCCAACAAACTGGAAGCCAGCAAGATGGACTACACTACGGCGAACTTCCAGAAGATCGCTGACCAATTCACCAAGACAGTTGATATGTCCTCATTGGACCCGAGAGATTTGCTGTACGCCGAAAAATACACCGACTTTGGCAATGCGATCGGTGGTGTTGATTACGCAATTTCTCAGGCCATGCAGGTGCTCCTCTCCAAAATCAGTGTGGAGGGGGAAACAGCTGGTACTGCTCTTCGCACACTGTTCATTGAAAGCTCAAACATGGGAATCAGTGACGCTGCACGCAGCAAAGTGTCATCGGAAAAAGTAGGGCAAGCGATTGACGCGATAATCAAAGAAGTGAATTCCGTCAATGCGGCGGTTGATGCTGACAACACCGTTGCAGTAAACCAGAAGGGGAACGAGAAGATTCTCCGGAAAGCTGCCATCATGAACAAATACATGAGCCAATTAACAACGGATCAACAGCTTGAGGTCGGTTCGACTATCTTTGGAAAAGAAGCTGCAAGTGTGACAACCATCTTTGCTAATGATGGCTACGACAAATTGCTTGAAACAATTGACGCTATTCGCGGGAGTGACGGAATCACAAAGCGGTACGCGGACGATCGAGCAAACACAAGCAAGGGGGATCTCGTTGCGCTCAGCAAGGCCGTTGACGAGATTCAAGGTAAATTCGGGCGCTCGTTGGAGCCAACACTCGATGCAGCAGCTCGGCAATTAATTGCCATGGCGACAGAGGGCCAATTCAGCTTTGACGCGATTAAAAAGGGTGTAAAGGAGTCTGCCGATCTTCTTGAAAGGGAATTGAACCCTGAGATAGCTGATACTTTCGAGCAACTTTCCGAATTAGCGCTGGATGGATTCCAGATCGGGGTATCCCTTACCCCACTCGCAACGGGCGCAGGTAAAGCGCTACTTAATCTTTTAAATGGGGATATCAACGGTGCTGCCAAGGAAGTAGTTCTTGCCCTAGAAGCCACGGATTTAAAAATCGAAAATCTCCCTGGCGAATTACAAGGTCTTGCTGAAGCAGCTAAAAACGCTGCTATATTCTTAGCAGCAATCGCTGCCGTGAACACAACAGGAAAATTAGTTGAGAACGGAAAAAACATCTACGATGCTGGGAAGTCACTTGCTGAGACTGTCAGAGGTAAAAAGGTCGGTGGTTCAGTTTCCGACTTGCTAGGTGATGATAAAGTCATCAAGGCCAATGTCGTCCACGTTTATGGTGATGATATTGAAGGTGGATTGTCGGGAGGGAAAACTGGTAAAGCTGGTGGCGTCGGAAGGGGAGCTGTACTTACAACAGCCGGAGAGGCTGCAGCAAGCACCTCTAAACGGGCCCTTGCTACTGAAGCAGCAACAACTGCTGCTGGAATAGTGGCAGCTTTAGGTCTTTCTTATGGGGTTAGTAGCATCGTTGCTTCTGCAACTGAAGATGTAACCGGCGTGGAAGAAGAGCGCAGACAAAATACGTATGCTGGCGCAACATTCTGGTATGAACAGGCTCACGGCGGTAATTTTTATGGAAATTCTGCAGAACAAACAGAGCGATACCATAAAGAAATGAAGACTGTTGGAGACATGATTGCTGGATATCGTAATCGCGTCAGTAATGAGACATTAAACCGAATCTCTCAAGAGCTTTGGGTCGAAGCTGAGAAGAACATGAACGATAGAAAACAGCACATTTTTGGGGATGGCAACATTGATGTTGCTGCATATGTGGATCGGCGTATCAATGGAGTACGAAATCAATCTGATGTGGCTGACGCTATAACTGAAAAGAAACTGCGTCGTGAAATGTACCCTGAATGGGCTAAGCAAGATAAGCTACGCAAGTATTATGAGGGCATGCCTGCCGGTGGAATGTGGGCAGTTCCCGAACCATCTGGACGGGATAAGGCTGCATTAATTCGCGAGTTAGAAAACGATCCTTTCGTAAAGGGAAGTTACAAACGAGAAATGATCGACAATATTACAGCATCACGACCAAAATCTGATGGAATTGCAGCAACAATCATCCCCAGCCTGATTGCCCAATTAAACAAATTGAATGAAAAACCAATACAAGTTCAATCAACTAGCGATCTCCATGTCCTTGTGGAAGATAACAGGGCGGTACAAGTTACCCGGGGTGATATATCCACGTATGCTTCCCGTACGCATGACAGCAGGACTCTGACACCAATGCAATCAGTAAAGATGAGAGAATTAAGAGATAGGATGTAAATAACAACTTCGTGTAATAAGACGGTTATAGGCAGGTGATTAGTGAATGCCCTTATCCTTCGAAACAGATCGAGGAACAATGAAATGGTACTACAACCCGGAATACATCGGCTTCGACAGCTCAAAGCTGATCGTCGAGCACCAGTACCCACATAGACAGGGAGCCGAGACCGAGGACATGGGCAGGCGTCCGGTACGAGTTGAGGTCCGGGGGATATTCCTTCAGAATCCGTCGATCGTTTCCCCAAAACCAGAAATCTTTATCAATAACCTCTGGCGATTACATGATGTGGGAGCGATCGGGAAGGTTTACGGCAGCGAGCTGGGTGAGGCAGTGGAAGGGCGGCTCTTCCGCATTGAAAACCTTAAAGGGAACAGGGAAGGGGGTACGGTGGGTGATATACCGTACTCCTTTACTTTTGTTGAGCATGTGCCTCCCCAATCAAGCACTACAGCGGCACAAAATAGCACTGGTACGGTAGGCGGATCATCAGGCGGTGCTGCTGGGCTGTTTGCGAAAGCAGATGCTGGTTCCAGCTCAGGTCCTCAAGTAAGAGATATCACTTACATCGTCAAAAGCGGCGACACTCTTTGGGGAATTGCGAAAGACCATTACAAGGACGCGAGTAAGTTCAAACAGATCATGCTCGATAACAAGGTGGATGTTTCAGATATGAAACCCGGCGTGAAACTACTGCTGAAAGGAGTGCCGAACCGTGGCTAATACTTACCAGAAGGTACTCCGAGCGATCGTTGAAACCTTGAAGGGACTAAAGTGGGAAGTGAACCGGGTCAAAGAGTGGGATATCACGATTGATATCTCTAGGGCAGCGGACCGATTTGTTTTGGATGTCGCTAACGTCGGCTCAAATTACACTGACCTTTTTGGTTTTGGCGATAAAGTGAATCTGTTTGCTGAGTACCCAGCTGGCGGAGGGCGGGAAGGTATCCTGAACGGATTTCTCGATGATGTAGACGAGATGTACGATACTAGCCAGGGCGATCTTCTTCGCCTCGACGGGCGAGACAGCGGCGTTTATGTCATCGAAAATGATGCCGTCCCTACCACTCACAAGACAATCACCTTGAAGGACCTCGCTGCAGGCATCCTAGGGGAGTTCGGAATACCCTTGGTGTATACCGGTACCGCGATCAAGCTGGATGCCAAGCAGATACGTATCGGCCAAAACGGCTGGGACACGATCGAGGAGCATGCACTGGAAAACGACATCCGGCTTTATCGGATTGATGGAATTGCTTACCTGGGCAAATTTGAACCCAAAACTGACGTGCAGTATGTATTCACAGACTCACCGCAAACAGCCACAGACATACGATATAAAAGCCTGCGCCGCAAGCGTTCAGGCGCTCAGCGAAAGCGTGAAATTTGGGCCTACGGAACAGGCAAGGGAAAGCCTCTGGTGAAAGAGATCGATAAATCTCTGCCAGAGGCTTTTAAGCGTCGTATGGTCATGAATGGCGGGAAAACGCGGGACGATACGCAAAAAGCAGCGAAAGAGCGCATGGCTCGTAACAAGATCGGCAGCAATGAGATTGAGCTCGTGATTAAGGGCACCCGCGTGGTTAAACCGGGGCGGTACGCGACTATCATTCGCAAGCTAGGAAACCGGGGATACACGGTAAAATGGGTCATCTCATCGGTACGATATTCCTGTACCGTATCGAACGGTGAACTCACCACCGTTACCTGCCGACCACTGGAGGAGGTTCTGGGATGAATAAGACCTATCAAGCAACAAAGTCAGAGTGGCCAATTGAGACGGGGTATGTGGATCGGCTCCAAAGATCCGCAACCGGTCCCCTGTTGACTGCCGAAGGCGACGGATCTCCTTTAGATGCGCCACAAATGCTGATACCTGGTATCTATGCCATCCCGCCGATCGGGTCAAAGATTCAATTCCATCACAACGAAAAAGAAGTCTATGCCGGGTTGATGGTTGAATGGCCGGAAGAAGCGCTGGCAAAACTGGCGGCACGTTCCGCGATGCTCCCTGAATATAACCCGGGCGACGTCCTTATCGTAGCGGCTGGCGCTCTCCTATCAAGCGGTATCCTCCAATACATCCATTTCAAAGCGGACGGATCGGTTACGTGGAACACATTGGACGCGGGAGGCTCCCCAATTACGGAGCTGACTTCTGACAATCAGGGGCTAACCATTAAGACGAAAAAATTCTTAGTAACTGCTGAAACGCTCAGCATGATAGAAACGGGGTGATTGGTTTGAATCCAATCCTAAACGTACCAGGCGGGTACGGGCTAGACAAAAGCGGCAATTACAAGTCTTGGACAACAGAAAAGGAAATACTTCGTCAAAGGCTTCTCAATCGCGTGTTAATGCGACGAGAAGCTTTTGTCATTCAAGGCTACGAGGAAGAGGGCAGCAGGCTCTATCAATTGAGTCGAGTTCCATACTCGGAGAGGTCATCCAAGGTAAAAGACTATGTGAACGAAGCCTTGAAACCGGAAGTGGAAGCAGGTTCAATCACTAGGGTCGTCGATACTGTTTTGAAGGACAAGGGAAAGGGCCAGTATAGTCTGGCGATCTCTGCGGAACTTCCAAACGGTGAAATCCTCGATTTGGTGGTGAGTGATTTCTATGGCTGAATATAGCGGCATTACATTTGATGAAGATCTGAACGGCGTGCCGGTGAAGTCGTTCGAATTGATTCTGAGTGAGATTTTAGAAGATTGGAAAGCGGAAAAGCCGGAGTTGGACATCATGAAAGGCAGTGACGCCCATATCCGGGCATCTGCGGTTGCCCAACAACTCTACGCCTTGTACGTGAGCGGTGTGGTAGCGGTCAATCAATACATGCCGGACACCGCAACGGGCCCATATCTGCGAGCGCTCGTGAAAGAGGAAGGGATCACTGAAAAATTCGGAACAAAGGCGAAGGGTCTTCAGTTGCGTTTTAGCCGCGATCCGAACCTCACCGCTATCGATATTGAGCGGATCATTCCCGCAGGCAGCGCCAGAGTCATTACACGTAGTGGTTTGGTGTTCGAATCTACAAGCGATGCCGTTCTAGCCCCGTATACTCTTGAAGCTATTGTTCCTTACCAAGCGGTTGAACCTGGAGAAGCCGGTAATATCCAACCCGGGGAAATATACAGCTTTTATGGAAAGCCGCCCGAAGGAATTAACTTTGTTACAAACTTAGATGCCACCAAAGATGGGTCTGATGATGAGGACGACGAAACACTTCGCGCCCGGTATTTTGAAGCGACCAAAATCGAGGAATGGCACGGTTCTCCTAAATGGCTGGAAGAAGAAGCGAAGAAGATCCCGGGTATCACCTCAGCGACCGCCATCAAGAATGCACGCGGGGAAGGGACCACAGACTTGCTCGTTACGTCCGGCGACGGTATTCCGAGCCAAGAAAAGCTGGATGAGGTACACGCATACCTGACGGATCCATCGAAAGAGCCGATCAATATTGACCTACAAGTAATTGCTCCAGAAGGAGTGTCGATTCCATTGACGGTCGAAGCTCCAGGACTCAATCAAGAGCAAGCAGAGACCGCCTATAAAGCTTATATAGCGTCAGTTGGCGGCGGCGGCACTGTTCACCCATCCCGAATTACTGCGGCTCTCATCAACGCTGGTGCGCAGTATGCGGTGATACATGAGCCTGATCAACCGGTCGTGTTAACCAACAAACAAATGCCGTTGCCGGGAGTGGTGACGCTTGTTTGATTTGAGACTACAAATGGAGGCGACCGGCCTCTACAGCGATAACGACCCGGTTTCACGCGGAGAGTTAAGAGCATATGAACGACAGCTGAATGATTTCTTAGCTTGGCAGCAGCAGATGAAGAGGGAAATGGCCCTCGATACAACGGAACTACTCATCGAACGCTGGGAGAAGATCTACGACGAGCACCCAGAGCTAGATGATACCATTCGAGACCGTCAGCTACGGCTTCTCAACAAACGAAGGGCTCGCGGCGTGTTGACCCCTGCTAAAGTCATCGCCTTTGCAAAAGACCACGGCTTCCAAGCAACGATCAAGAAACGGATTCGACCATTCTGTTACCTTGTTCGGTTGAACACAATCGACGCAAATTTGATGAGCTTGGAGACGGCGCTACTTAAAGCGGAGCCAAGCCATCAAAAGCATGAGTATGAACTGGGCGCTCAGTCGGAGGCACTTGTCATTTCCGATCGGGTTGTGGCCAAGCTGCAGAGATATCACAAAATCCAAGAGCTGAAAGTGGGCATGACGCTGATCAAGAATCAAAGTGAGGTGGAAATCTGATGGAAAGGGATTACTTAGAGAGGACAGCGGAGGATTTACGCCTGAGGGTCTCCAGCCTCATCTTAAACAACCAGACAGTGGGTATCGAAAAAGTAGAACGATTGGGGAGTATCGTTTCCGTCACAACAGCACCAGTGCGCGGCATTCAAAAGGTCTCATCTGTTAAACTGTTGGACGAAAAGGGCGGTCTCATCACAGAACGCCTTACCAACCTGCAGGTTATTGATGAGCAGATTCTTCGGTTTGCATTTTCCTTTGAGGTGAAGGGGGGATAAAGGCGGATGGCGGAAACATATCAAGCAAAATTAGATTGGAAAGCTGAGGACCAGGTAACAGAGTCGGACGTTAACCGTTGGGAAAAAGGGATTAACGACGCTCACACTCGTTTAGGTGAAGCTGAGACGAAAATATCGAATCTATTGACTCGAATGAATACGATGGAATCTACCCTGCCAGATAACTTCACACATAACAACTTCAACGATGACCTGTCCACCCTCGACTCAATAAAGGTCATTCGCGGTTACTACAACGCCGGACAATCGAGATTAGAGGTATAGGAAAGGGGGAGGAACATGCCTAGCGTTACACTATCGGTAGATAACTCCATTTTACGCGATACGCAAATATCTAGCCAAAACCCAACAACGACATACGGAACGAATTATAATGCGTGGGTAGGGAAGAGTGGCACAGGTATTCTCAGGATGCTTATGTTCTTTGATCTTGGATTAATCCCGAATGACGCGGTTATCAATTCGGCTACATTGAAACTTTTTGTCGTGAACCAAGCGACATCCGGCTCAAAAACAATTCAAATTCACAAAGCTACAAGCGCTTGGACAGAATCAACAACGTGGGACACAGCGCCTTCGTTTAATGGTGCGGCTTCAGTTACTTTCCAAACAGGGACTACGGGTGGGACGACATTAAACATTGACGTGAAGTCTCTTATCCAAGAATGGGTGAATGGAACGCCTAATTTCGGCATGACATTCACAATTCAAAGTGAACCGAGCGAGACAGAGGCAGTTAACTTTGCAACCAAAGATACCACAACTGTTTCGCAACGCCCAACCCTCTCCATCAACTACACAATCCCGACAACAGGGAAGAAGCAGGTTGAGTATGTGGGGAGTGGAGGCAACACATATTCAAACTCTACCGCCATTAGCCCTTCACTTCCTTCCGGGATACAAGCAGGTGATTTACTTGTTGTACAATTGATCAATAACTTGTCTGGCGATTATCGCTACACAGCGCCTAGCGGATGGACTTTCTTGAACAATCATTATGACGGTCGCATGAAGGCATTCGCTTATAAATTTGCGACTTCTAACGAAACGACTCCTACATTCGGCATGACAAGTGGCACGAGCGCTGCAATCGGCGCGGCAATATATGCTTTTCGCAACGTCAAAAATATCAAACTCAATCAGTATGCCGATCATGTGAACGTGCAAACTTTCCGTCCATCTGAGTCCACTATATCCGTCAACGCGGATGATACGATGTTTGCGATATTCAATATCGGAACGGGCGGGGCTGGGTTTACGGCGCCGTTAGGTTATTCCGAAGTGCATGATAGCGGGAATAATTATTATACACAAGCAATGATCAGGTATATGTACAATGACCGCGACCAAACACCTAACGAAATGCAGGCAACGGTGGGGGGCGGTGGATATTCAACTGGTTTCAGTCAGTTGCTCGTACTCGAACCAATCGTGAATAGCGTTCCATCGGACCCAACTGGCGTGACGGTCGATAAGTCCGCATGCGAGTGCGGTGACACGATCACGATAACCGTTACGGGCGCGGCTGACCCGGACGGCGACTCCCTAACTTATGACGCAGATATCTATGACGGCGTGGGTACGTGGATCAATATCGCAACAGGGATGACAACGAGCACATTTCCCGCCACCGTTCCACCTATGGTTGATACAACGGGTGCCCGTGTCCGCGTCCGTGCAGTCGATTCCAAGGGAGAACCATCTGGGTATGCGCAGTCCACCACATTTACGGTTCGCCAGAAAGACGGTGTAATCCTCGCCCCTGTTAATGTTGTGTCAAGCACTTATCTCACATATGCCATGGGTAGACCAGTGCAGTTGTCCAACGGCTGGTTGATCGGTGTCGCCTATGATATGACCAACCAGAAGTATTACGTATACAAATCAGAAACCAAGGGCAAGACGTGGCAACAATTGACGTTCTTTTTCCCTAATGCATCAAACTATGACAGGAACTTTTCAGTGGTATCCAAGGGGAATTGGGTGTATATCGGCTATACGTGGTCCGGTGGTGGAACGATGGATATCATCGCGTTCGATGCCACAACAGTTACCAATACTGATATAACAGCCACAAGGGTGAAGGTTGACGATAATCAGGCGGATACTGAACACCGCCAGATCGCAATTTCACCTGATGGCAATACCCTATGGTGGGCACACAATTCCAAGAATACCACCTACAACCAAAGCTTCAACGTCCGATGCGGCTCCGTTCCGATTAATGTGAACGGCACACTGGGTACCCCGGGTGTAGCGGAACAAGTTACTACGTTCCACAACTCGGCCATTCAAGCCGACGGCATATCACTGGTTATGGATGGTAATGTGCCGGTTATTGCCATTGGACTGCAAGGGTTTAACTGGACGAACACAGGCAATTCCTATCACAATGTCTCCATCCTGAGAAGAGACAACAAACTCGAAACGTCAACATTCCTGCGTTCTACATGGACCAAAAAGATGATTTACTTCGCTGGCGGCAACTATATACAGCAAATGCCGCAGATGATCCGCACCCCGAATGGCAAATATCACATTGTGTGGTATGGACAAACCGCAGGAGCGACAGAGCCGACAGTGCGTTACGTCAACTCAGCTGATACCATAACATGGGGAACGACGAAGGTGCTCGCCGCAGTGGGAACAAACCCATCCATCTCAAGTGACAAGGACGGGAAGTTGTTCGTCTCCTATGATGGACAAGGGGGGCTCAAGCGTTTAGAATCGACGGATGACTTTACGACATTCACGGAAACCCTTATTGGCAGTGGGAATTACCCAGCAATGCTACACGACCCGACGTACAAGGCCAAATTTGTAATCCCGCCAACGATCTACCGTGGGAATGGTGTGAAGTATTATGGCCATTTGAACATAAACGAGGCACCAAGCATTACAGTCACTTCGCCATCTAGTAATGTTACTCTGACTGAGGGTAGCTCTCTCCTGATTGAAGGTTACACGACAGATGTAAATGAGGACAACGTTGTTACTGCAAAGTTTAGAGTAAACGGTGGCACAACCAGGGCGATGCAACCCGGTCTTTCAGACGGTAGCACGCCTATTTATTTTGCCAAAACACTGACCTACAGCAACAAACGGATTTACGACGGAACCATTGATATTGTCGGTTTCGATCTCTCAGAGGGTGTAGACCACACCTTAACGATCTGGAGCGAGGATGACAAGGGCGGCAAATCGGCGGAAGTAACACGAAAGTTCCGCGTCGTTTGGAACCGCCCGCCGGTGATCTCAGGTACAAACGAAAATCTTGGGGTGTTGAATAGTCCACCGACCAAGACTTACTCCATTAGGGAACCAGAGGGAGATTCCTTCACCGTCACCGAGAAAATCAACGGGGCTGTAATCCGATCGTTTCCGGGTGTGCCAAATCAGGATTACTCCATTACAATCCCTCATGATTTCTGGATCAGATTAGACTTGGACACCCCACACTCTCTGACAGTAGAGGCGACAGACAGTAAGGGACTAATATCTACCCGCACCTACACGTTTACACGGACAGAGACACATATTGAGTTCATTCTGAACTTTGACAACCCTGACGTCCTAGCTCACTTCACCTGCGACGCTATGCCAGAGCGGGTGCTTGTAACACTGGAAAGATACATCCCAGAAGGCGCTGAAATTGAAAGCGTCAAGGTTTGCAACAACGCTTTTGACCAGACCCCAACATGGGAGGATGCAACTGGGGCGGTTCGTGGTGGTCGCGGGTACCTGTTCCAGAATACCACCAAGACAGCAGCTGACTGGGGTATCAACATCTGGGTAGTCCTCGCCAAAGGAACAGCAACTGAGCGGGTAAGATTGAACGGGTATGGGGGTGCTTTTGACTAATGAAATTTCAAAACGTGAAGCCAATCTCTAAGATCCGCGAAGACCAAGAGAATGATCCTGTTTTGACAATAGGACAGGAACTTACCGCGCTGAAGATCAGCAATATGGAGAAAGATGCAACCATTCAAACACTTGGTCAACAACTCGTCTTGGTAAAGCTGGAACTCATCCAATTGAAAGGAGGTGGTAACTAATGGCATTCTGGAGCTTAGCGTATAAGTACAAATGGGTCACAATCGACCAACTTCGCTTAGCAGTACGAACTGAATCGAACCCTTACGGAGAAATCACTCCGGAAGAGTTCAGGCAAATCACCGGCCAAGATTTCTAGTCGGTGATTTTTTTACTGGGAGGGCTACGGCTCTCCCTTTATTTTTGCCCCAAGGGGGTGAGGAGGAAAAGGCGCATGGAAGACAGACGACAAAACGACAGTTTAGTATTGGAACGTTTGGCGCGGATGGAGGAGCAATTGAAAAGTGTGGCCGATATCAAAAGCAGTATCGATCAGCTCAATCATCGGTTGGGCAGCCTAGATCAAGTTTACCTCACCCGTGCTGAATCACAGGCATTGAACGCAGCCAGAACGGAGCAAATCAGTAACTTAGAAAGACGAATCACAAAACTGGAAGCATGGAATACATGGCTTGGACGCACTGTTGGTGGCATCATAATTCTGGCATTGCTCGGACTGATCATCATCCAGGGAGGGAAGTAAACCATGGTTACATACGGACAGATCGGTGGAGTTGTCGGTGCGGTATTAGCCGTTGCAATAATCGTCCTTCTTGTTCGTGCCGGCGGGAAAATGGCCGGCTTCTGGAATGATGAGGACGGCCTATCAATCACGGACATCATCGCTGTTTCAATCGTGGGAAGCTACATTCTTTTTCAAATTCCGTTCGCTTACAAACTGGTGAAGGGAAGCCTTACGGTCAATGACATTTCTCTACTTGGACAGGCTATTATTCCGGTGACAACTGTGCTAGGTGGATATTTCATTGACCGTACTGCGAAAAACTTCAAACGGGCACCAGAGGCACCAAAGGAGGCGGACATTGATGCTCGAGTCTAAACAAGAAAGAGTGATAAACACGCTTGCACAGTACATTGTGGGTAAGTACCCATGTCCTTCCGGTGTCATCGCGCAGCTCATCCAGGAATGTGGGTGGGACTTGAAAACCCCAAAAGATATGAAGACTGGCAAGGAAAGTTACAACCTGGGGAATATCAAGGGCGTTGGTCCAGCTGGAAGCGTCACGATCCTGACTACTGAATATTACAACGGAGTCAAAACGCAAGTGAAAGCCAATTTTCGCGCCTATAACAACTACGGCGAGGCGATCGACGATCATTTGGCCTTGTTGAAAAAGCCTCGTTATGTGAATGCCGGGGTACTAAAGGCGACGAATCCGCGTGATTATGCCGCAGCATTGAAAAAGGCCGGATACGCTACAGATCCGAGATACTTCGAAAACATCATGAGCATCGTTAATAAATACAACCTCACAAGGTTTGATAAACCAGTCATACCTGTTGAAAAAGTCGTTGAAAAGGCGGGCGATGCAGTTATGAAAGCATATGAACAGTGGCAGCTTGAACTAGCTTACAAGGCTATTGACAGCTTGGCAGCAGAACTGGGTGAAGGTGCGACATTTGTCTTGCAGAACCCAGAGGATTGGAAGAAACGACTTAAAGAAAATCCGCAAAGCATTCTTGAGGATCTGCCATGGCTTGTGTTTGTCCTGGTAGATCGAGCAAATAAATGAGGGGCGTTGATATTCAATGAGTGAGGATCTTAAACGGAAATTATCATCGCGTAAATTGTGGCTTGCTGTAACCAGTTTTGTTACCAGCTTACTTATACTGTTTGGAACAGAAACTGACACGATTACCAGCGTTACGGCCATGATAACGGCTTTTGGTTCTGTTGTAACATATATTGTGGCTGAGGGCTATATTGATGCTACACGTGAAAATGACGATACAAACAATTAAACTATATTGCCCTCTGGAACCGTTTCGGAGGGCAACCCACATTTTAAAGCGAAATACATTAATTTGAAACCTACATTGTTCTTTAATACTCAGCGTCGTTCCAACAATAATCTCAATTAATACCTTGGTTTAGTTTCTAAGATTTCCAATAGTTAGACTTTATTATTAAAACCAAAAAATTACACATTTCAACAAAATGCGTGATATAGTAATTTTTGTAAAAAATACAAAGAGAAGGAGTGGTTATCTTGAAAAAGATTTTGCTATCTGTGGTACCTTTTCTCGTCTTCGCCACATCCCTGCCAGTATACGCGGGTGAAGGTGAGTATGTTGGAGGCTTCCGAAATGCAAAGTTAGAATATTGGATGGATGATTCAGTAACTAAGAACAAGGTCAAAGACATAGTGGAAAAAGGTGCCAACGCATGGAATGATCTTATTCCCGAAGTAGAATTGGATGCTGTTTCAAAAAAGTCAAGTTCGGATATTAGAGTTTATGCTTCCTATTATAATCAACGTGATTCGGGTTGGGTTGAACCTTACTATAAGAATGCAAAAGGAGATTTAGTTTTAGATGATTGGAAAAGCGAAGAATGGGAAATTGCGAATCTCAGGTTAAATCTTCAATATTGGAGTGATGAAAAATATAAAAGCGATGATCGTTTGAAAACCGTGACCCATGAATTTGGACATACCTTGAGCTTATCCCACTCGGATAATTCAAATTCAGTTATGATCCAAGGAAGAACCTCGGTCATTGCTCCAACTAAGCACGATATAGGTAATTTAAAAGATAAATGGTCTAATGACTAAAATTTCAAGGAGGATTTAATCATGTCCAACATACTATTAATTGGCAGTCTAGCTACTATGCTCATGTTCACCGGTAGCTTAAGTGCGGACTCTGTTAAACCAGTTGAAGTTCGAGAAGTAACATTGGAAGCAGATATGGAAATTTATGAGAACTTGAAAGCGATAGAAGAAGAGGCGGTCATGGTAATTGTTGGTGAAGCAACTCCACATGCTGAAAATTTTGTTGAATATGAAAGTGATGGGACTGTAAGGGAGTTTGCCACCAAACGTACAATAAAGATCAAAAAAATTATGAAGGACGCCTCGGAAAAGGGTTTCAAAGTAGGAGATGAGATTATTCTCCATGAGCCTAACGCCGTGGTCAAGAGGAACGGAGAAGAGCTGCGATACATGAAGGAAGGGTATCAACTGATGGAAGATGGCAAACAGTACGTGCTATTCTTAAATCCTGGTTATGTCTATAAGGAAGACTGGGTATTAACATCATACATTCAAGGTAAATATGATTTAAACCCAGAGGATCAGAAAAAAACTAACAGCATTTCAAAAAAATTAAAAGAGCAAACTGACGAACGTGTAATTAAGTTAAACAGTAATATTCAGAACCAATTGTTTAAAAAGTACGCTAAAGAGTTAAAAGAAGTGACCGATTAG